ATGCTGGTCGAGCATCTCTAATTCTTTCGTCATCCTTAACATTAGGTGTTTTATTTTGCGGATGATTTTTTAAATCGTATGCACCATCGTAATCAGTAGGACATACAAGAAGTCCATAACTATTCTTTTTTAAAATTCTATGCGGATATTGAAATCCACATACATCGCATATTGCTATAGCCTTTTTATCAGTAGCCATTAAACTGCTCTTAGTTTAGGCTTAAAAAAGATACTAGCACGTTCAGAGTCTTCTGTCAAGGCTCTTTCTAATAATTCTTCATAATTTTGTTTAAGAAAAGTAATCTTACCAGCATCGACACCGGGACGTTTAATTGACATATAAAAAGCTAGACCAGCAGATAAACAAGGCAAGAACCTTTTTGGAACATCTGCATTCTGTCCAGCTGATTTATTTATATCTTCTAACTCACTAATCTTTTCAACTTTTAAAACATCAGTAGAGTTTTCTGGTATAGGCCAGATAAAAAGTGTAGGATTGTCTCTGTTTCTTTTAATAGAATACTGAGTAGCTCTACCTGTTTGGCCCTTCTGTGGTATTTGTAAATACTCTTCATATGATATTCTTGTTAAAGGTAAATCAGTATTATCTCTGTTTACAATTACTTGAAGAGCATCAATAGTAGAATCACTTAGATCATATGACGATACACTAGCAGTAACAGTAATTGAAGAGGCTTCTGTTGACCAAAGTAGAATACCTCTATTCTGCCAGTCTTTTAACATTAGGTTAAGAGAACGTCTTGCGGAAGCTGGTTCATGACCAAGCGTCTGCTCACCACCAATCATTTCAGTTGCTTCTTGAATTACATCATCAATCTCTAATGCAAAATTAAATGTACCGCTGGTAGCCATGTACTATTTCCTTTTAACTTTTTTCTTAGTCTTTTTCTTTTGAGGAGGTTTAGTAATTTGTTGACGTATCTTTGATCTACCAATAGCCATTACTTTTTCTTTTTACTAGATGCCATTGCATATCTTTGACGAACAACACCACCCTTAGACATATACTTAGTTTTTTTCATCTTTCTTCCTTTATATGTATCTTTTGCCATTTTGTCACCTGCTTTATTTTTAGCTGTAGTAGATAAATCTTTAAAGTGCATTACCTTCTTGGATGTTTTAGTATGTGTCTTTCCACTATGTATTGACCCATCTGGCATTTTATGAACTTCACCATAATAGGGTGTACCATCTTTAGTAAAATGTGCCATGCCTTTAGCCATTTAACATCTCCATCTTTTTCTAGCTTGACGTAATCTAGAGTTAGGATTTTTAGCAGCTTTTGGAAACTTCTTCATTTGTCCCGCTGATCTAGCACAATAACTTTTACGTCTTGCTGCTCTAGCCTTGCTAGGTTTTTTTTCAGTTACAGCAGTTTTAAGTTTACTACCGGGATTTTCTCTACGATATTTAGCCACTCCTTTAGCGGTCATACCTGCTCCTTTTTTAGTAGGACGCTTTTGACCTCCGCTAATAGTATGCCCCTTCATACCTTTACCAGTTGATTTTCTTTTAGTAGCCACCGTTCCACCTTTTTTTCTATAAGCACTTGTCTTCTTAGCAACCCCTTTTGGTTGCTTAGAAAACTGTTTACCCTTTTTCGTATCTTCTCTTTTCTTACGAGTGGATGCTGCATATTCAGACGAGGAGAGAGATTTGATTGCCTTTTCGGGTAGATACCTCTCTCCTGTCGCCTTCGGACCTTGTGTAGAGGGTTTGCCCGATTTCGTTCTCCACTTCTGCTTTGTCCAGTTTTTTAAACTTTTCTGTGACTTTGCAAGTGCCATTAGCTTTTGTAACCCCCGCCCTTTTTCTTGTATTGCTGTGCCAGCATCTGTGCTTTTCTAGCTGACCACTGACCGGGCTTACCTCCCTTACTACCTGACTTAATTTTATTAAATAAGTTTTTACGCATAGTTGGCTTTGTATAATTACCTGCCTCATTGACTCTGGACTTCTTAGCAGTTCCACCTGTTTTCCTTTTTGTAATTGTACCACCCTTCTTAGCAGTCTTAGTTCCTGCTCGTACAGCTTTTAAATCAGCACCTGTAATTTTATTTCTAGGTGCTGCAACCCTTGCTAACTTTTTTTGTTTAGGGCTGTACTTAGAAAAAGGCATTATACCTGACCACCAGATTTATAGCCATACATCACACCTTTATTACCTATCATACCGCCACCTCGTCTATAAGTAACTTTATTCTTAGGCTTTGACATATTGCCACCTGATTTTCTTTTTGTAACCTTACCACCATAAGCCTTTTTAGCTGGAGGTGGTGATCTTCTTTGCATTCCTTTTTTACCACCTAACTTTTCTTTATCAAGTTTAATTTTTTCTTTTAAATTTTGAATTTGTTCAAAAACTTTAACTCGACTACCTCTACCAGCTTTTAAATCTGCTTGCAACTTTTTAAGTTTAGCTTCATTATCTTCAATTTTTTTCATGGTTCTAACCATTTCGGCTTGCATACCCTTACGCTTACCAGCAATATTAACCATGACATTATCTTCACTGCCACCGGCTACTTTACCCGCCCGACCTTCTCTAACATCTTTCATAGCTGAACCTTGACCTTTAGGAACAGGATTTTCTACCATATCCTCTTTTTCCATTCTTTCAGCTTCTTTTCTTCTTGGTCCTGCTCCAGCAAGTACATCAGAGTCTTCTCCTACTCTAGACTTACCTTTTTTAGAAACACCTTGTTGGTTAAATAAGGCTCCTCCAGTTGTACTATTTTTCTTTCGTGATACAGGTTTACGTCTTTTACTTGCTGATTTAAAAAAACTTCCTTTAGCCATGATATTAACTCCTTACTTTTCCGTAACCCCGCTGTGCTGCACCACAGCCAATAGGACCACCCTTTTTCTTGTATTTAATTTGACCACCAGATTTACGAATTTCAAATCCTCCAAGTTCCATAATTTCATCTGCATCAATCATGCCACTAAGACCCATCTCATCCGCAATTTGAGAGGCTGGAGGTGCGTACTCACCAATGTCTCTGACCTGTTCTCTACGTCCTGCCCTTGGACCACCTACAAGACCTTGAGCAACTCTTCTGCGTCTTTGAGCAGCAGACATTTTAGGTGGTTGAACTTTAGATAGCGCAGGTCTATTTGGACCTTCAGCAACACCTTCAATATTTCTTCTTCTAGGACCACCGACTGATTCCATATCATCAGCTTTTTGCTGACGTTCTAATCGTCTAATTTCAGAACCTCTTTTACCTTTTGGTATTTCAGTATCTTTTCTTTTAGCAGTCCCTCTTTTTTGACTTGCTTTTCTTTTTGGTCCCGGCTTTCCAGCCTCTTCCCATTTTTTAACAGAGGTAAAACCAGCAGCTTTTGCTTGAGCTTTTATTTCAGCAGGTATAGCCTTACGACCTTTACCTTTTCTACCACGTTTTAAACCAGTCTTAGTAGCTTTTGCAATTGGCATAATAAAAACTCCTACACAGAATAATCATATTCTTTGTTGTCAATAACAACAGTATCAAAACGAATTGATTCGTTATTAGCTGCTGGACCCTTTCTAGCTGCTTTATATCCTTGCCCAGTTGGACGGGCTACACAACCCATACGCTCTTCTTTATAGCGATCAAAGCCAGCTTTGTCATAGGAATATTTTTTATTATTAATGATTGGCATGTTGTCCTCCTAACTACTTCCTTGTATAATTGTATTAGCACTTCCGGCTGGACTTGTATTAAGTTCCATGTTGTCTTGTCTGGCTCTTCTTGACTGATTCCGAAGAGCATCAATAGAAGCTTTGAGTTCAGCTTGCCATGCAGGTACAGTATTAAAACTTTTATTAAAAAGTGATGCCTCAACCATTGAAGCATAAAAAAGAGCATCGTAGCAAAAATCTGAAAAATAATTGTTTGGTGCAGCAGATGTTAAGGTGGTAGGTCTAGCTACATAAACAACTTCTGTATCGTATGCAGAAGCAGGAGTTGGCGCAAGATAAATCTGCGTGTTGCTTCGCATTGCATAATATTTAGGTTCTCCAACAGATGAAGAAACAAAAGGCCAATAGTCATTTATATACTCTTGGCTTCTTTGTAACAAATTAATTTTTGAACCTGAAACTTTAATATTGATGTTTCTAATTATTCTTGTGTCAGACGCAAGAGAAACAAGTGGATTATTAATGCTCGTTGTAACAGACGTAACTTTATTTAGTGCAACATCATCTAGTTCTTTAATAAGACGAAACTCTGCCTTATTGATAATAACAGGAATTTGATCAGAAAATTCCTGAGAATCATTTTCAGATGTATTTCTAATATCAGATACAAGGTCACTATAAGAAGGCATCTATTTATCCATAATAAATATAAAACTT